TCATCAGAAAGTTCTGAATATGCATACTTATTATCTAGGTACATGAAAACTAAAAAAATAGAGGATGCATTAGATCTAGTAGATTTAATGATAAATGGAGCTATAAAACAAGCTGGAAATGAAATTGTAGATTTATTAATTGAACAGGAACAGGAATATAAATTTAATCGTAAATTTGAATAAGGATATTCAAAATGAAAAAGGACTTTGTAAACCCAATTGACAGGATTTGTAAAAATAAAAAAGAAAAAATAATGCATATTATTAAAAGATTAATTTTTAAAAATAAATTTAAGGAGAGAAAATGAGTAATACAATACTTATTATTGGAGAATCAGGAAGTGGTAAAAGCTCATCAATACGTAATCTTGAACCAAAAGAAACATTCTTGTTTAACGTTTTAGATAAACCATTGCCATTTAGAGGTTATAAGAAAAATTACTTAAGAACAACAACTGAAGAAAGAAAAGCTAATTATTTAGCTACAGATGATTATTCATTAATAATTAGAACATTAAGAAAAATAAATGATGAACGTCCTGAAATAAAATCAGTAATTATTGATGACTTTCAATACATAATGGCTAATGAATTCATGAAAAGAGCAACTGAACGTGGATTTGATAAGTTTACAGAAATAGGACAACACGCATGGAATATAGTAAATACCCTAATAAGCCTTAGGGAAAACATTGATTGCTTTGTGCTATCTCACACTGATACAGACGCTTCAGGACGGGTTAAACCAAAGACCATAGGTAAGATGCTAGACGATAAAATAACTCTAGAAGGGATGTTTACGATCGTTTTACATGCATTAATAATCGATAGTAAATATAAATTCCTCACACAAAACGATGGAACCCATGTTGCTAAATCACCAATTGATATGTTTAAAAACAAATTAATTGATAATGACTTATTATTTGTTAAAGAACAAACTACTATTTATTTTAATGAAGATATTAACATGTAAAGGAAACTATATGAAAATCACACCAAGAACTGAAGATTATTTTAAATCACGAAATTTAATGGACCCAGGTATATATAACTTTGTAGTTGTACATGCTGAAGAAAAAAGATCTAAAACCAGTGGAGATGAAATGATAGAAGTTGTTCTAAAAGTTAACGATATAAATGGAAGAGAACATAAAGTATTTGATTATTTAATGGACAAAGAACCAATGGATTATAAGATAAGGCACATATATCAATGTGCTGATTTGTTGAATAAATATGAATCTGGTGAAATATCTGCATCAGATTTAGTTAATGTTGTCGGTAAAGTTAAAATACAAATAAGAAAAGATAAAACTGGACAATATGGTGACAAAAATGTTGTTCAAGATTATTTAGTGGATAAAAATTCTAATTTAGAATTCAACGATACTATTCCTTTCTAACTATTATCATACTTTTTCCGGAAAAACTCCCTCTCAGGTTTTTCCGGTTTTTTTTTATAGCCATAATTGTCATTAATGATAAAATATTAATGTTTCATAATATTAAGGGATTATATATGAAAACGTTAGTTCAGTTTTTTATCATATTATCTTTGTTTTTTGTAAGTAATTCTTATTCTTACAACAGTGAAGAAGTAAATCCTGAATTCATGGAAGATGAGGAAATAGATTATAGTTCTAATTCTAAACATTCATCTATAGAAACAGAAGAAAGATCTCAATATGAGTTAGATATTAAAAACTATGCTTCTGCAAGATATATATCAACTAAAACTACAGTTGAATATAACTAAAAAAATAAGCCCTCATGGCAGAGGGCTTAAATTAATATTAGGAGAGAGAACCAAGATTAAGTCACAATAATTATTGTATATATAATATAAATATTGTCAATGTTCTATAAAATAGATATTTCATACATAACAACAGATGAATCTGCTGCATTAGTTGAACTAATAGTAAATCCCGTTCCAGGTGTCTTTGATGAAATATATTTTGCACCTGCGTTATTAGCTGATAATTCTACTATTCCTATAGCCATATTTGCCGTAAGAGCTGGTAATGATACAACAACTGATCCAGAAGATAAAGTAGCTAATGCCCTAAAAGCCGGTACAACCACTCTTCTCCACTTTAAAGCACCTATCGTATCATCGACGCAAACGAATCTGTTATTATTTGATGTATTAAACCATTCATCAAATAACTCAGGATTAGGTAATAAATTAGTTGAAATAATGGAACTTGGAGGATCTACATTATCAATAAATCTTCTAGCTGATGATAATAATTTTGTTGACATATAAATTCCTCATTAACAAACCAAAAATCCAGAAAAATAAGTAAAATTACCTGCTCCAATATCCACAGTTTTTGTGCTACCTGATATAGTTATAGTACATGTAGCAGTATCAGTTGCACTCATAGAAACTGTTAAAGATCCATTTACTATAATATTACTATTTGAATCCCTTAAATTAGCTGCATTTCCTGCACTAACTTCATAAGTTCCACCAGTAGTTACTAGAGCTAATATAAATTGAGTATGAGATGATCCTATTTGTCCAGCTAACATACTAAATGTAAAATGATATTTACCAGATACAGGAGCAGTAAATGTTGAGGTACCATCAAAATTATTTGCTTGATCAAACTTTTCACTATTAAAAATTAATGTATAAACAGTTCCATCACCTGTTACATCGTTTCTGGAGCTTCCATTGCTAGCACCAAATGCCGGTTGTCCTGGGTTAACCATCGTTCCATTTAGAGTTAATCCTGCAAATGTTGGACTTATTGATGAGGTAGTAGAAGTTAAGTTCTTAGATCCATCTGTTGCAACTAATCTTGATGCAGTTAAACCAGATAAATTAAGACCTGTAAAAGTAGCTGAATCAGAAGTAGCTAACTTTTGATTTGAGTTTGTGACATTGTTAGTTGCCATTGTTCTTCTCCTACACTACAGTAATATTACCTACGGCTGTTTGTACAACCCAAGTTGTATTAGCAGTAACACATTTTAATTTTATATTATCCCACTGATTAGTTGATGACAAACTTCCACCAACACCTGTTGTTGTTGTACTAGAACCTAAATGAACTAATTGACCTGAATTCTGAGCAATAGACCATCCTCCAGCACCCTTACCATTAACTGTTACTTGATCCCCAATAGCTGCTGTTGATGGCAAAGTAAGAGTAACTAATCCAGCATTATTAGCAGTATATTCATTATTAACAGCCATACTTTGAGAAGTTCCTGTTACTTCTGTATATGGAGAATTTCCAGTTGATGCAATAGTAATTGATCCAGCGCCATTTGTAATAGATATTCCATTTCCTGGAGTTAGAGTAGAAGCACTTGGGCTACTACCAGTAGATCCAATTAAAACTTGTCCATTTGTCAAAGCAGTGGCAGTAACAACATTAGAAGAACTTAATGTTAATACAGTTGAAGCAGTTATATTAGGAAACTCTATCCCACCAGAATTATTGACTGTTATTACAGTAACTGGAGTAGCAGTATTTCCAGCAGATCCTAATGGTGCTGATCGAAGATCAATACCATTTGTTGTTAATTCAATAAGACCAGCTCCCGCTGCTATTGCATTAATATATTTATAGCTAATAGCCGTGGAATCCCAGACTAAATTTTTTGCCATAAATATTTTACTTGAAGAAGTTATACCAGCATAACCAAATCCTTCATAATTAATAAGATTACCCAAGCTCAAAGTAGAAGGAAAGTTTAATGCAGCATTCGTGCTAGTTAATGCAGAACCTTTATTATTTATGGTAGCTAATCCAACTGTTAAGCCAGCCGTAGAAGAATCGAAACCGAAATTTGCATTATTTAAAGGCTGCAAAGATTGCGATCCACTAGCACTAATGAATAATGGAAAGCATGTAGTATCACTAGCTTCATTAACAGATTGTATAGTCTGAGGAACTATATTTGCAGTTCCATCAAACGAAACTCCACCTATAGTTCTTGGTGTTTGCAATGCAGTTGCTGTCGCAGCATTTCCTGAAATATTTCCAGTTAAACTAGCAGTTATTGTTCCTGCTGAAAAATTACCACTAGCATCTCTTGATACAATTGCACTAGCAGTATTAGCGCTAGTTGCAGTAGTTGCAGAATTAGATACCTTTCCTGCAGTAGATATTGTATTAAGTTTGCTATCATCAATAGAACCAGCAAGCATTGCATTTGTGACTTTAGATGCACCTATTGCTGTGACACCAGTAGAATTTATAGTGATATCACCAGAAACTGCATTAGTTACCCAAGTAGTTCCAGAACCTATTAATATATTACCGGAAGTTGCAGTTGTAGAACCTAATGAAACACCATTTATTTTTGCTACCGTTGGAGAAGGATATGTTCCAGATAAATCACCACCTGCCGCTCCTCCTGGAGCCGTTCCACTAATTGTAACATTAGAGGCAGCGGTTATTTGACCTTTAGCATTTACTGTAAAACTTCCTACATGCGTACTATCCCCAAATGATCCAACATTTGAATTAACAGTAGCGATTGTTGTTGCATTTCCTATACTTGTCACATCACCTGTTAAATTAGCATTTGTAGTAACAGTAGCAGAATTACCAGTAATGTCACCTGTTAATGTTCCCGCACTTTCAGTAAATGTTAATAATGCAGTTCCACCACTGTTTTTAATTTCAAATGGTTTAGTATTTTGATCACCCTGTATAATTCCGTTTCCAACATCATATGCTTGTTGTAAAGTAGATGTAGAAGCTAAATTCTGATTAACAGATCCCACCATTTCTTGAGCTATTAAATTATTTGCTAAGCTATCTAAATTGGCTACATATAATTGAACAACATCACCTGCTACCAATGAAAATGTATATTTAACAACCAACGCACTTCCACTTCCGCTTAAGCTAGCGGCTGGTTCAACATAATAAGTTTGTAAACTTTCTGTTTGAACAACACTATTAACAGCTATAGAAAATGCAAATACATTCTGAGTACCAGAACTTCTACCACTTATTACATATTCAAAATCATAAGTTCCATCATCAACTATCTCAACACTTCCATTACTATTGACATTTATATTACTAGATGATGAACTAGCAACTGTACAATTTACTGCTTTATATGATGAATTTGAAAAAGTAGTCGTTGCTCCTGATGAAATAGCAAATACTGCATATCCACCATTCAATAATCCACTACCAGATGAACTGATGGTAACTGTTCCATCTCCATTATTTAATATAGTTATATTAGTACCAGCTACTAAACCATCAATATCTAATACAGTTTGCCAAGTTGTCCCATCAAAATAATCTAATGTTTTATAATCAGAATTATATATTCTAAGTCCTTCATCAGGAGAAACTATTGCATCTCTTTGTGCAACAGTCATAATAGGTGCATCTATTACTCCCTGTGTTGTACTTGTAATTTTTGAAAAATAAGACTTAGAATCATTGTTATATTCTAGATCAGTTGATGGATTTGATATTGTCATTGGTTTAGATGAATCAATATCAATTGATTGTCCAGTATTATAAGCTTCTTGTAATGAACTATGTAAATTAGTAGCTATCCAAGTCCCATCAGCCGTAGTATTGGTATCTAATTGAACCATGTAGAAATCACCCGGGTTCAATACTGCAATAACATTTGCACTTCCATCGGTTAAAGTTGCAACAAATGCACTATTATTTTTAAAGTAAACTGGATATCCTTTTCTAACAGTATTAAATGCATTTGCAATCCATAATGCAATAAATCCATTTGTTACAAAATCAATTGAGTAATAATAACGAGCTGGATTCCCTAAACTAGTGTTTGGGAATGGTACAGAATTTACAATTGATTGAAATGGAGCAATAGGAAAATTTATTGGTATTAATGTCCATGAAGATCCATTATAAAAAGCATAAGTATTTTGATCAGTATCAAAAACTAAGTCACCTATTGTTGGTGATGAAATTGCAAGTCTTTGAGAACTTGTCATTGATGGCGCAGGATGAGAAGCTCTAATTGTAGAATTTACTTCTAATATAGTACCAGGATTACTTGTTTCATCATTAATTACTACTTCATCTGAAGGAGTAATTTCTTGATATTGAAATGATCCAATATATAAAGCATTGGACAATGTAGTAAATGATTGTGGATATTGCAATGGAACAGGAGAAGAAGATACAGGACCACTAGCATAACCAGTTACTGTTATATCACTTTCAACTGCATCTTCATTCAAAAAGTTTGATTGGTTTGCTGGTATTACAGTAACAAATACATAATCTACACCAGATGTTAATGTTACAGAATTAGATAATGTTTGAGTTCTAAAAGTATTTGTAGAATCTAAAGGATCTGTTTGTAATATAGTTGCACTACATAATAATTCTTCAGTATCTTTATTATAAATACCTGTAGGTCTTGATTCTGATGTGGTAAACAATGAATCATCATACTGTAAAGTTGTTACTAACATATCTACAGAAGGTGTAAAAGTCCATCCAAAAACTCTATAATTTGCTACGGTATTTAATCCAGTAGCTTGAGTTGTAACAACATTAACATTTGTTCCTAAAGAAGCATTAAGAAATCTAACTGGTCTTGATGGAGAAAAAATAATATTAGCATTATCTCCATTATCATAAGCAGCTTGTAAAGTAACTCCACTTGAATCACTAACAGAAAAATCTATGTTTCCTGAATCTAAATCTACAGTTATTGAAACAGATCCATCTGAACTTGATAAAACAACATCTCCGCTTTGATTATTTACAGTAGAAGTAAATGGTCTATCGTACCATACACCATCTGGAAAAGAATTGTCTGTCAAAACAAATTGATGACAAGAAGGAGATCCAATGGTAACTAATGGAGAACCTGAAGAATCAGCAATATCAATAGCTTCAAATCCCCCTTGTAATATAAATACAGGACCTTGAGAAGGAATAAAGCTTTGTGGTTCATCTACAGGGGGAAGAAATACCGTATTTCCTTCGGTTTCAGCATTAACAAAAATTATATTAGGACATGGATTAGTTAATTTATACAATCCTCCAACAAAATCAGATTCGTCTATTATTAAATCTTGACCTGAACCTAATCCTAAATTAGTAAATCCAGTTTCATTATTTGATAAATCCGAAAGATTTCCTGCAACAGTTAAATAAGGACCTGGTTGATTACCACCAGTTGAAACATCAATAAAAATAAAATTCGAATAACCAATTAACGTAGGTAAAGGTTCAACCAATACATACATTGCGCCTGCTAATGTATCACCTGCTCCTACTGAAAAATATTGACCAACTTTAAGCTGCTCAAGAGATTGAAAATCTGGAGCTCTTTCCAACAACCAAAGTGAAATAGAGCTTCCAGGTAATTTAACAACATAAATTCCATTTTCACCAGGATTTGTTTGATCCTTAAGAAGTAACCTATCGCCAATATCAACAGATATACCATCTACTGATAATAATCCTGGATCTAAAGCTACAAGAGTTGCACCTACGCCATTATTTAATTGACCATTAAAATATTCCCCTGAAAGATTCTCAGTTGAAGACAATCTAACAGAAGTAATTTGTTGATATACATTATATGACGTAGTTGCCATATTAAATGCTCCTTGCGAAAAGATTAACTATTAAACTGTTGCTATGGCATGCCATTGTACTGTTGTAGCTGCACCTGGATCAGCACTAAAAGTAATAGTTAATGTATCAGCGCTAGGAACTGCTTTACAAATAGAAACAGCATTTGTAGATGCAAGAATAGTTGCAACAACAATATCAGTAGAAACTAAGCCTGTGGCTGTAAATGCATTAGAAGTTCCACCGCCAGCATAAGCAGCAGTTGTACCTCTTTTAACACCTAACGTTGTTAAAGCAACTAACTTTGAAGCATCATCTACCAATGTTGCACCATATGCTGACACAGTAACGCTTGCTGCACTAACATCTAAAGTACGAGCAGCATCCCCTGTAGTTATAGTTAATATCCGATCAGCAGTTAGATCACTTCCTGGCTTAATTACTAAATCATGTGATGCATTTGTATCTAATAAATGCAATCCATCATTATCTAATGTTAATGAACTGAAAACTACATCATCTGTTGCACCCAATCCAAGATTGTCAGCAGAGGTAGCTGCATCATCGACATCTGATAAATTGTTATCAGCAACTAAAAATGTACTTCCAGAAGGAACAGAGGTAGGGCTAAAGGATAAATCATCAATTCCCAGCTGAGCTGGTAAAGGTTCTACCAAAACATACATTGCGCCAGCATTAGTAGTACCAGCATTAATACTTAAGAATTGTCCAGCTTTCAATTGCTCTATATTTTGTTGATCACCTGCTCGAGTCAATATCCAAACAGAAGAAGATCCCCCTGCGCTAGTAACAATATAAATGCCATTTTCATTAGCATTTGTTTGAGCAACTAACAAAACTCGATCATTATTTTCTAAATCAACACCATCAATAGTTAAAGCACCTACACCACTTGCAGTTAAAGTGGCTCCTACGCCATTATTAACTGGACCATTCAGATAAGATCCAGATAAATTAGCCGTATCTACCACTCTGGCTGATGTCAATTGCTGAAAAATATTATACTGAGTTACTTGTGTAGTCATTTTACAACTCCTTTTGTAAAATTAAATAAATTTTAACTACCCCAAACTAAACCTGTTGCGGTAGTTCCTGTTGTGTTAATCATTATTGAATAGATATTATGCCATCTACCAGCCTGAGCATTAGTTAAAACTTGAGTAGTACCATCCCATTTCACATAAGATATATTACCAGTTACACCAACCCATAACCATGATGCATATTCAACCTGTCCATTAGTTCCATATTTTACATCTAATGTAACATTTCCTGATCTAACAGGACCAGCTAAGAGTCTTGATGGACCAGTGTATAGATTTGGATCTAATGGAGGTGCCACATATACTTGTTGTGCCATAAGAACTCCTAAAGCTTAATAATCATATTATAAAATACTGTTGGTTGATCTATATTAAAACCAATACTATTTCCGGTAGAATTAGCAGTGATTGTCACAAAATGAGCGCTTGGTCCGCTACTACCAGAAGAAAGACCAGAACCGCCCGTTTGATATATGCTTCCAGCATTATTTAATGAATGTGTATGAGAAGCTAATTCATTCTGTGTTTGAACATGTCTATTTTCACCATTAAATGACGCTAATAAATTACTAGCTGGAGTGGTAATTACATTTGAAACTACACTAGAAAATACTATAGCTCCAATATTAGATATTGCAGCTTCAGCAGAATAAAATATAGAAATTGTAGTTGATGATAAATTTCTCACAAAATAAGTAACACCTACAGATAATGGAGAAGGAGCAGATACAGTAAATACAACAGTATCTCCAGTAATAAATCCTGATGAAGAAGTCACGGTTAAAACTGAACTACTAATTACTGAAGTAAAAGTTGTAGTTGTTATTGTTTGATCAGTTGGAGTAGCACATGCTGTTACCCTTCCTAAATTATGAGGTAATTTAATACTATTGTTGGCATTCCAGTCAGATAATGCTGTACCGCCTTTAGAAACTGCAATTCCTGAACTATTAAATATTCCACAATTTGCCGCTGTTGTATTTTCCCATATTAATTTATATAAGAGCCATGTATCAGGTTTTGCTCTTGTTGTAGCATTCGATGATGAATTACCTATAGTTCCATCATTAAGAGGAATCCAACCATTTTGAATCATTTGATTTTGTTTAAATGAAAATGGATTCATAGATGGTTTTATATCACCAGTTCTAGATAATTCAATTTCTGTCTCTATTTCTTCTGTTGATTCATAAATTATAGAAGGAGAAGAACTACCTTGAAATAGCATGGGTTTAAATATATCTATAGTTGTAGTAACACCTATAGGATATCTAATTTGTAAATATGTTCCATCATCATTAGAATTTCCTATAGTTTTTCCTAAAGTACTTGGAACAGTAAAAGTAACAGAATATAAAGCAAAAGAACCAGTTAAAGTACGTGGTTGCACTAAATCTACGGGGGTAGATACTGATGGAGAACCACCGGAACCAAAATATTGATATATAAAAAAGTTTAATTGATTACCTACACCAGCAGTTTTTCTTGCATAAAACGTTAATGTAAATGTTTGGTTTGACAAATCATTAACAAATTTAGAAATAGGTATTTGAAAACCTTTATATACTTCTCCAGAAGGACTATTTAAACATTGATATCTCATATAATAATCAGTTAAAAAATCTGGAAAAATAGGATTTACACCTGTTCCAGGATCATCATTAAAAGAAACAAATGAAATAGAGTCATTTGCATCAGATGAACCACTAGCTATATATGTAACATCCGGATATAACAGTCCAGAATGAGCACCAGGATATAAAAAAGTATTATTTGCAATAGGTGAAGTAACAGTTGATCCAATATTGTAAATGAAAGAGCTATTTACAAAAATATTTTCTATTTTTTGTATTAATGTAGGTCCACCACCACCTCCACCGCCTCCACCAGATATAGGATATACTGGCTCAGACCATATTAAATTTCCTGGGTCTTGAGTGGTAGCACCTTGATTATCAGTAAAAAACAAATAATACAAATCCTGTGGATTATCTGTATCAAGTTTCCAGTAAAATGAGCCAGGGGCAGTACCATTTGAATCAAATATAATAGGATTGTCCCAAGGAATAGTGCCAGCAGCATCTTGATAGACCAATTTATCAACAGTAGGATTTAGACTGCTTCTAACAAATAATTTACCACCTGATGCAGGTTTCCCATCTAGATCATTAAATACCCAACGAGGGACTGGTTGTATTGTATATGAAATGGTCATTTACTTTTTTCCTCAATCAGAAAGTCACTTACAGGTAAAATTTTCATCATTATATCATTAACAGCATTTTCTACATTCTCTTTTTTACCCGTTTTTTGTGCATCACGTAATTGTTTTACCCATGAATCTCCACGAATAAATTTAACTGATTCTAGGTTTTTCTTTTTACCAAATAATTGTCTTTTAATTTCTAATAATTTATCCATCCAATTTCTTGCTTGATTTAGTGCTTTTTCAGATTGATATGAAGCAGTAGATGGTTTTTCTACATTTATTAAATTTTTAAATACTAATTTCATGTCTTGTAGCATCTGTTGAGCTTCTGGAACATTTTTAAGAGAATTATGCAACTTATCAAATTCATTTTCATTTTTAATTATCTTCTTATAAAACTCTGTTCCTTTGATTTCAGAAGTTTTTAATTTTTTCTCTATTTGAGATCTAATAATTTTTCTTTGTGCTTGTTCTCTAGCTTGTTTATAAATAGGAGAAGAATTATCCATAGCCTCAACTAAATTAGTTCTAGCTTCTTTATATTCAGCAGCTTTAGATTTTTCACCAGATCTTAATAATTTTCCTTCTTGATCTAATAAATTTTTTCTAACTTTATCTAAATAAGCTAAACTATTTTCAGGTTTCCCTTCTAATTTTCTTTGCCAAGCTCTGTCATTCAAAACAGATTCAAAAGCATCAGAAATTAAAGGATCTTGTTTTAATTGATTTACCATTTGAGGTTCTAAACTAGATTCATAGGCATCTTGATATAAATTTTTTAATTTATTATCAGAAGTCACAGATTTATCATAAATAGTATCTAAAAGTTTATTAATTTGTTCTTTTTCTTTTCCTATTCTTTCAGTGCCTAATTCTACATTTTCTGCTGCTGCTTCTCTCGTTCTTGGATATTTTCCTTCTAATCCAGCTATAAATGGATTTCCCGTTGCTTCAGATGGACGCAGTGGTACGCCTAATCTTTCAGCAGCTTCTACTTGTGGAGCAACTTGCCCATAAGTTAAACCTTCAATTGTTTCAGCTCCAGGCTGTTTACCAAAACCTAATTTATTAGCAATTGCTGGAACACCGTGACCTAAACCAGATAAACCAGCTCCTAAGCCAAATCCAAGGGCACCACGAGTTAATTGATTCTCAGGGTGTTCTGCTGCCTCATATAATCCAAACTCTGCTCCACGGCCTCCTACGTCGACCAATTTATTAAGGATAGGAGAAGCTTTCATTGCATGTTCTAATACTTTACCGATGTGTGGAATTCCTTGCGCAGCTTTTAAACCACCCATTATTCCTGCTCTTGGTAATCCCATTCCTAACATTCCACCAAGACTTTCTGCTTCTTTTATATTTTTCTTCGATACTCCAGGTGATATTTTACCTGCTACATCAAAATCTGTAGGAATCTGCATTGATTTAGGCAATAAGACATTAGCCATTTTAAATGGTTCTTTTACTGCACCTTGAGCAACATAAGGAGATTCACGTAAAACATCTCCTGCTAAATTAGAAAATTCTTCTTCCGATGGCGGTTTACCAAAAAATGAATTAGATTTTTCTTCTTTAGGAAATTGCTTTTGAAGTACAGATTCTATTTCTTCATTGGACATATCATCAGGAAAACTACCTTGTTTTCCATTAGGAAGATTGACTAATTTAGCCATTATTCTAATCTCCCGGTTTTGGGATTATATGTCATTATGTTGTTTTTTTCTGATTGAGGAGTAACTTTTGAGGCTTCTGAAACAAGATTTCCACCTGTTGATTTCTTAGTAGCAATACCTTGTGTAGCTTTTTTATTAGCTGCTTCAACTGCTTCAGTTAACCATTCATCTACATATTTTTGAGCTTTTTCATATACCTCAGGGGATACCATACCATCTATAACTTTCAGATGACCCATAGAAGTATCAGTCATTTCTCTAATTGCTTCTATACCAACATTACCCCCACCCATTCTTAAACGAATAGCCGCTAATTCAGGTTGAAGAGCTCTGGCTGCTAAAGCTTTAGCTTGTCCTTCTTTATTTTTACCTTGAAGAGCTTCAAGTATTAGCTTAGGAGATTGACCAAATAATTTTCTTGAATAACTCTTAGAAGCATCTGATATTTTACTACTTAATGCCTTTATTTCTTCATTAGCTGCTTGTCTATTTTTAAATGCAGTTTGTCCTGCTTTAGTTAGAGGATAAACAGGTTCGGGTAAGTTATTAGGATCATATCCATTTTCTACAGCAATTTGTTCTAATGATTTACCAGAAGCTAATAATTTTCTTCCTTCAACAGGATCAATTCCCATTCCTGCAGTTTGAGCTAATAAATATTCTTTAGATCCAACAGGAAGACTATTAAAATCATATCCAGCAGCCTGTTTTTGATGAAGAGCAGTCTGAGCTTGTTGATTAGCTAATCCACCGGACATTGCCTGTTCAATTAGATTTAATGCATTAGGATTTTTTGCCAATTGAGGATTATTTCTTAATAATTCTGCTGCTCCAACTTGACCAGCCATTCCTGCCTGACCATATAAAGGATTCTCATTTTGAAAATTTAATCTATTTGTATTAGCTTGTTTTTGAGCAATATCAGCTTGTGTCATTGGAGTATAAAGAGCACTTTTTTGTTTAGCTTGAGCTAATTCCTCTTGTGCCATAGGCTCTGCATATTTATTTTTTATCAATGCATTTTTAACTTGTTGTCTAGCCAATTCATTTTGTTCAAACTGACCAAGACGATTGGTTATCATTGATCCTAAAGTGTCATAATCTGGAAGTGCCATATATCACCTATTCTTTACATCATCGATAACAACATAGGAAGATATTTTTCCATTCCTCCCATACTACCGCTACCTAATCCACCACCATAACTATTACTATTACCACCGAACATTGATCCTAAGTCCATACTTGAACCAATACCAAATATTCCACTTAAAATATCATTTAAGTTTTTATTCTTATAATTCTGAGATCCAGCAGCTGCACCACCCATTTGCTGACCCAAGTTACCAAAAATGTTTGATAAGTTATTAGCAGCTCCTTGACCCATTCCCATCATTTTTTCTAAACCACCACCATATTGATTATTAATTCCTAAAACATTTTGAAGCCATTGATTCATATCACCAGAAGCAATGTTAGATGCATTTTCCTGAGCAAATTGAGTCAATGGAGTAGATCCAGATAAACCAGACGCTGAACCCATATTTTGAGCAGCCCTCATGGATTGATCTTGAAGATATTGAGAATAAGGAGAAGCAGAATAACCACCCATCAAATCATTAATAAATTTGGATGGATCTTTCATATTATTTAAATAATTCTGATAATCTCCAATTGCTCCAGTACCAGCATTAAAAAATGGATTTTGAAAACTAGCAGCCTGATTTCCATACTTCTCATATTGCTTCATGGCTTTTTTGTATGGATCTTTACCACTACTTCCACCAATTAAACCACCTGTTATACTTCCCAATGAATCCCATAAACCAGCCATATAAAATCCTCTTTAAGGAGTTGTAGTAATTACATGCCATGCTGGATCAGCAGGCGGTTTTACTTGCCATACTTGCAACTCATTTGTACTAGTATTGTATATCAATTGCCCTAGTTGTGGCGACTGAATTGTATTTCTCTGACTAGTTGTCAAATTGGGTATAAACATTCCATACTGAGACAAATACCCAGATAATGTTTGTCCAAATGTAGCTATCCATGTAATCCAAATATCGCTTATATAATCCTCTTCATTTTTAGTTAATGGATCATAAACAGGAGGACTATCAAAATCTGCTGACATATTTACTCCGGCATTTCTTCATATACCCATGCTGCACCTAATACAACAAATGGTATTTCATTATAAAATTCAATCTTAGGTACAAACCCTTGGCCTCTAGGTATTGTCCCTAATTTACGCCAGACAGTTCTATATGTTCTTTCACCTGTTTTACCCATGGTACCGATCAATCTATTTCCATAAGTAACACCACCATCTTTTGAGTAAGAAAGGAACACTTCAGGAGTTAAATTAGAATTAAAAGGATAGGATAAAAAATTTAAACCAACTGCATCAGTAGATAATGTAATAGGAATATTATCTACTGCATTCTGATAAGTTGTAGCTAATTTTATATTAAAATTAGTTAAAACTATTACATAATAATTAGTAAAAGGAGCCAAAGGTTCAGGCAAAGTACCAGCAGATGTAGATACTTGAACCATTAATCCTGTTACTAAATCTTCTGTAGTTGCTAATGTTAAAATATCAGGACTAGTTACGATGTCTGTCGTAAATTCGAAAAATATTTGTTCAGTTGTATCTTGTCCCTGTATAACATCTAACTGAAATCTGTCAATACGTAATCTCTTATATTCTGGTGAGGTTTTTGCCTGACCTATCCTAATTCTGGGTATATTTTCACCATCATTAGTCATTACATTTGGGTCAACTTTGTACAATATATGGGTTAAATAGTCACCATAGTAATTATTACCATTAAAATAAGCATGTGTTTGAGCAGGATGTCTATCGCCTAATAAAGTCTGTTCTTCATGCCATCTCTGTTCTTTTTCATTAGCCTGAGGGTTAGACATCATTACATTATAAACATAAGTTTTATTTGCTTCTGTAAAGTTTAATCTATAAAAAATTAAACCATTTTCTTTTATTAATATTGCAGTTGCATCTGATATTTCACCTAAAGTTGCAAATTGAGAAAACTCATAATCAAGAGCTCTAGTGCTAATTGGAATAGCTTGAGCTCCGGAAACTAATTGAACAGAGCTTTGTCCATCCTTATCTTGAGATAAGAAAAACATCATATCAAATCCAACTCTGATACTTGCAATTGCTGGTGTACCAAGCTCTATTAATAATGAATTATTTCTTCTAAATGGAAGATTTGTACCTAATCCTGCATTTTCCCAAACTTCTGTATAATTTTCGCTAAATAAAAATAACCTTCTGTGCAAAGTTCTACATGCAACAATATTTCCAGGATGAGTGGTTATAGATCCTAACTGTAATTGTCCACTTTGAGTAATGGTATTAGTTCCGGTTCCAGTAGTGGTTAGAGAAATTGCTGAACCACCTTTTGTTGCAGATACTTGAATCTGATTTGTACCACTATTAACTGCAACAACGTAATATGTAGTTCCTGCAACTAGTGGTGCTGGAAGCCCTCCTCCAGAATTAGAAAATGTAACTGGAGTTCCCACTTGATAATAAGCCCAATATCCAGCATTGGTTAAATTAATTAATGTTGTAGGAGGACCCACAACAGTAAACTGTGTAGTTCCTGAACTCCATATCAATCCATTATTGAAACTAGATAATTGGAAATTATTGGTACCACCACTTGCAACAACAAAAAATCCATCTAAATAAGTTACATCAATAGGTTTTGTAGGAAATCCAGGATCTGTTATTTTAACTAATGTGGAAGTTTGAATATCATATATCCATCCATTTGTTCCATCTACAAATATTACCTGAAATGTATTAGCATCTACTCCAACATATCCCGTAGTTCCATTTATAGTAGGAGAAAGATTGGTAGCTGTTCCACCACGTACACTAGTTGATATTATGTAAATAGTATTTCCAATAACCATAAACATTATTGGATTTTGAGAAGTAGTTCCATCATGAAAAGAAAATTGGGCTCTAAATCCTCCTGAACCGACAGAAGGAAAAGAAACTTCTTGATTAACTAAACCTGAGGTTGGAAGTAATGATTGAGGTTTTTTACCGAGAGGATCTATAAACTCAAACATATTAATTGTACGTTCAGCATCAATGTTAGTATAACGTTGATTATTGTATGAACCTACAATTCCATAATCCTGCCAAGTCATAGTTAATACGCCAATATATTAGGCCAATAGAATGGTTCTGGCGCAGTCAGCATAACAGATGGTCTTATTGTAACATCTGTTTCATTGGCATTCTTTAATGTACTTATATAGTCTTGATATTTTTCTTCTGCTGTATCATTCCAATTACCAGAAGGATAATAAGACCTAAATTCTCTAGCTAAAGCATATTTAAGAAAACCATAGTAAAAAGGTGGCAATTCGGTCAAATCTTGGGTTGCAGTGAGAGAATTAATCATAACCTTTGCCTTTAATAGGCATGGATAAGGCTGATCAGGAGCAGGATATAAAACTACAAAACTTTCTGTAGCTTGTTTATTCAAGAATATAAATCCAGGTCTTGCTCTCAAGTTTTGCAGTCTAACTACATTGTAATAAGTTGCTTTATTGATAATTTGAAGAGGATAGACAATGGGTTCTGAATTATCGGGTTGTACAACGTAATTAGCAAATTGCAAATCTATGATTCTGTCAGCATTCACATCAGCAGGCACGATATCAGATATGCTATAAGTATCTTGTCCTGGAACCATAACGAAATTTAAATCAGTCAAGTAAGGAACATAGATACTATCAGCAGAAAATGAATCTAAGATTTCATTAAGAATCTCCAAGCCAGACGAAAGCATAAAAGAATCGGGTGTTTCCCCGACTCCTAGTTCGCCTAATAAATATAGAGAATTAATAATAACATCATTTGTCGTGCGTGTGACTTGAGGCATGATATTCCCTCACGCAATAGCCAAAACCTACTTAACTGGATAAGCCTTTTTATCTAGTCCAGCAGTTAAATCACGAGCAAATTCCTGAGCATGCTCACCATCATTGATCATGCAAGCATCAAACTTCATGTATTTTTCTTGAAGATTTGCGTCTTTCATTCCCATTGATGCAAGAATTGCTCCTTGTCTCTTAACAAATGCATTATTAGAACTATGCTCAGCTTCAAACTTTTTCTGAAGCTTCTTTGCATGCATCGACTCTTTTCCTTTTATCCCGTCGTATCTGTCTTTCATATTTTTCCCTCACTTCTTTAGCTTCATAAGGACTGTTAAACCAAACCCCTGTTGCTACTAATTTATCGGCTTCTTCCTGTTCAACAACTCTCATCTCTTTATTTACGTGATAAACACAACAAAGCATTAGGGGCCTCATTAATTATGATAAAACCTTGGTAGCATATTGAGGATGCCATTTAAACCCACATAACAAGTCAAGACGCATATAGTTCTGATACCCAAGGATGTCGCCAGTTTGAGTTACAGCAAGCGATAGACCGGTTTCTGGATCAATAGCAACAGATGCATACGGAACCTGTAGCTTGTATAAAGGAGGACATACAATATCCAATCCTCTAGCAGGATAAGCTACGTTTACGTTATAAGACGGAATCATAGTTACAACTGCATTGTTTGGTATTGCATTAGATACGTTTTGCAATGGATTAGAAGTAGAACTAATGATTGATGGAGATACTTGTACAGTAATATTACCACCACCATCAGAACTAGCCGGAGCAATCACAACAAATTGCATATCTTGACCAGTAGATTTACGAGATAGAGGATTAACACTTTCTACCCCTGCAATGGAAATCAAATCACCAGGCAAGAAGTAATTTGCCACTCCAGCAGTAGCACCATCCATAACAATAACATTACCAGATCCAACTGCACCATTTACCAATAATGCATCAGAAGGATGTAAAGTAGGACCAGCTCCCGCAACGTGACGAGCAATATTCTGAGATTGGAAAATATCAAAATATGATAAATGACCAATTGCAGATTGACGTACAATTTCTTCATTAAATACTGGCGTAAATTGATTTAACAAAGAGCTTTTTAGGCTTGAACCATCACGAACCGTCATAGCCATATAAGCATCAGAACTGATATTTACACCTTGTTCTAGAAGCTTAGCACCAGCTAAATCAACTGTTTGATAGCTATTAATTGGGGTACCAGCAGTTCCAGTGAAGAAGTAAAGTTCATTCTCAGCAGCATGACAAATATCAATTTCCATGGCAGAAATAATATCTTGAATAGCTGGTTGAATGAAAAGTCTACTAAAATCTTCAATTCTTAAAGTTAAATCTTGAACAGTGTATGCAATTAAAGCATGATATTGATGCGCTACAGTAATATTTTCTACCGTTTCAATAATATCCTGCGGAGTAGCCGTAGAACCATCACCGATAACAAAGTTATTTTGTCTGCGAACTTGTAATGTATCACCAATTTTATAACCAGAAGATGTAAAGTCATCTTGATAAATTCGTGATGCAGTCATTACAAACGGCGCATTATTAGCAAACATCGCAAGAGCCGTATTACTTACGAGTTGCGTAGTAATAAATTGATTAGCCATTTTTAAAACTCCAATAATTTAATAGTTAACGGAAAATCAACCCCACTTTTTTCCGCCATCTTTCATCCGTTTGCGTATTTCGCCTACAGACGTGCCTTCATTAACGATATGAGAAGTTACTGGATTGTTTTTGACTTGGCCGAGAGGTTTGGCACTATTGACAGATCCTTCTTTACCGCCATTTCCGCTCATCAAAGCAACCGATAATTTAATAACTTCTTTTGCTTGATCTAGTGGATGGAGTTCGGATAAACGCTTCAGTTTTTCTTTATCTTTGCCTAAGTGATACAAAACATCAGGGGCATTATCAATTAAAAGGGCAGCGTCACGCATTGCATCTGTATAGGGTGCATCATCTGACTTTACGATATCATCGAAATCATCATATTTAGTTGATGCATTATCGAGATTATCTTGTAGATTCCTATAAGATTTTTGTACATGCTGCATTCTTTCTGCTTCACGAGCCTTGTGTTCCTGCATTTTTTGAAGATGCATTGCTCGTTCTACAGCCTTATAAACTGTCTCATCCATTGAACCTGGTTCAACTTGAGACGTATAAGGATTCATACCCTGTTCAGGTGAATTAAGTGGTTCAGGTCGTGTCCTAAGATGATCTCGCAACTCATCTAATTGTTGCTGCATCTTACGCATCTCCTTTTTATGCCTTTTTTCCTGCATTCCTAGACGTTTTTTTGCTACATCTGGGAATTCATCAGCTTTAGTTTCTTCAACTTGACTTTCACTTAAACCCAATGAGGAATTTACTGCATCACCTAATTCATTTTTTGCTTCACTTGACATTTCTTCAGACTGTTGCATATATCTTATTACTCCAACTGGCAATTAATATTTGCCCCGAAGCTACGGCGCTTCGTAAGCCAAAGGAACAGAATTGGCCAAAATTCTGCTAATAAGATATTGTACGATAGGTAAAAAAGGAAACAATCTGCACCGGTATAGATTTAATTATGGCTATATATACCGGTATATATTATTTTTCTGATTTTTTATGAAGGTCAGCAACTATCTTAGCTATTTTTGCTGTGTAATCTAATTCAGACTTTTTATGATCCAATCCATGAGCAATTTTTGACTTCTGAATATTGGCTTGATGATCATAAATATTTAATTCAGCATCCATTTGGGCTTTTTGTGCTTTTAACAATAACTCTGCTTTTTCTAATTCTAGTTTTTGCATCTCTAGTTCTATTTTCTTCTGCTTTTCTTGTAAATCAGCTTGCTTAATCTGCATTTCCATTTGCATAGCTTGTTCTTGAGGTGAAGGAGGTTGAGGAGGAAGTTCTTTACCTTCTTCTTCAGCCAATATTTGAGGAGGAACCAATGTTTTAAAACGATCTGAAATTTGCTGCATATACTGAACATCCAGGTTTTTAGCCCAAAGGTCAGCGATGAGATTAAATGATTGAGGATTAGCAGCAATAGTTTGTTGGAAAAACTCCAATGCCATTTCTTTTTGAACAGCAAAACTCGGGCCAGTATCGATTTCAATATCAAAATCTCCATGAGATATTTTATTTTCTATAGATCCATCTGGAAGCCTTTTATTCAATACTAATGATTCAGTTTTACCATCTTTTTTGGATATCACCATATGCCTTTCATCCTCTCCAATAACATACGGGAGAAGATCCAAAACAACTCTTCCAGATTGCTCAACAGCTTGATTTAAATTATCCATATAAACGTATGTAGCCATCGAACCTTCCATCTTGCGCTCACGCCTAGCCTTACCTGAAATATCACGACCTTGAAGCTCCTGCGCCTCTGAGAACCCTAATATTTCACGTAAGTCCTGCTTTCCTCTTTGCATTTCAGCCATAAGCTGAGGGGATATATCCCATGGCGGCATTTTTATAGGCATCTGTCCAGTCTTAGGATCTGGTTTAGCCATTAATATTCCTGCTTGAGTTTCAGGAGTTCTCCAAAATTGTTCATAACCTATAATATTATCTGGAGTACCAATCCACTGTTCACGTCTTCTGTTCTTTATTTCAGTGGCTATTTCTGAACCAACATAGTTGATAAACTTCTGTGCATCTCTACCTTCATGGATAAATGATTTGGTATATTGACGACCTTCAACAAAATGTGAATTACCATCAACAAATATTATGGGTAGGTATTTAGAAGGCCATTCAGAAAAGTCAATAATTCTATCTTTTATTAATCTATATCTCATTATTGAAAAATCTTGAGATTGACGTTCAGCACGAACTTCTGGAATTAAATTCAATATTATATCTTTTACTTCAGAGGAACTGTTCTGCGCCAAATCGGACTTAACCTTTACTTCAGTTTTCTTAATCTTTTGCCATTCTGATTCAGTCACACTTCTTCCATCGGAAAGCAACAACATTTTTACTGAATACCATTCTTTGACAAAATAATCACAAACTATAATTGTATCTCTAGTTTCCCATTGGAAATCTAGGAACATACGAGGGTCAGCATAAGAAACAGGATTATAGATATAAGGATAAGTAGCATCAAATTCTTCTCTGCTATAAACATACTGTCTTGCGCAATAATCTCCATCTCCCTTGTGAGGCTTAACAGCTGCAGGGTCCCATGAACAACGAGTGGCATCAGGTATTAACAAGTACTTAATAACTTTATTGAAAGATCTAGGAGATTCATAATCCATATCTACTTGAAATGCACCCCAGCCCAGCAACAATGATGATCTAAGAGCTGTTTGATAAATTAAATCATTTTGAGATTGATAAGATATTGTACGAACCAAATCAGCTCTCAAGTTTATATCTTCTTGAGTTGCCTTACCTGTTAGTGATCTAACCATTAGATCAGGCTTATTTTTTCTTTGCTCACCAGCAATCTTGTTTACCGAATCTAACATATTGTTGAACGTGAAACATACTTTCTGCAAACGATTAAATTCTGATCTCTCTATAGCTGTCCACTGATCTCTAAGGCAAAAATTCATATCATCTTTGCCACGAGTCATATTTTCATTGAAATAGTTTTCCCATATGTTCAGGTTATCCCTAGCTTGAGCCAACACGTCCATTTCATTGATTGAAGCCTCATCTAAACGTGCTATACGACGTTTTTCTATTTCTTCAATATCTTCCATTGGCAAATCTCTTGGCTCTTGCATGGTGTCCATATTTAACCCTTGTTTAATAATTCACTTTGCAAAATAACCTTAATCTTATATTTTCCGTGTTTTATTTTTCTAAAAGACTGAATTACATAATACACATCATTAATAGATAAAATAGTTCCTTTAGGAGTTTTACCATTAATTATTAATTCATTCATTTATGCATTTTCCTAAGAGTTTTAGCCAAAACAGCTCGTTTACGAGTGGTGGGATTCTTTGAATGTTCAGCCTTTTCTAGCTTCTTTTCGGGGATCTTATCACCCTTCTTTACATTCAATGATTTACGCAATGCACCCGGCTTCTTTATAGCCTTTTGGATCCATTTCTCAGCCATTTAACACCTCACTCAATACCATTAATCATGTGTATTTTATGATTTTTAGGATATTCTTCTTCAAAATGTCCATACCAATCATAATCTCTCTGCGCATGCGGAGGAACAATATAAAATAAATAATCCCATGTTTTATAGTAACAATAAATACATTTATCAGTAAATTTATTGTCGTTCATAGTTTATTTTCTTCCAAAGCTGACTCAATAAACTTCAATAGTTTATCACTTCTTCTATTATTAATCATCTCAATTGGTCTAGAATAACCCAATCCTGAATTAAATTCATGGAACCAATTTATGGTCTTTTTTGAATCACCTTTGAAGTGTTCTTTTACTAGATCATAGCATTTTTGTGCATTTGTCATTAATCACCACATAAATATATAAATTGTGCTATTTGTGAATCATATTTACCGGAACAAGAATTCTTCCAATATCTTATCCTTTCTTTTATTACTTCTTTCGAATCAATAAATGGTATTTTATCTATTTCATTCTTAATGCTATCACGTTGACAGTAACACCATGATTCACATTGACATTTAGAACTCATAATTAATTTTAATCCTTTTAAAATGACTTTTAATCTGTTTTTTCATTTAGGTTTCCAACTATTTTTTTTAACATTGCAAACTTTTTGACCGTTTAAAGGGCCACCCAAATAAATCATCCTATCTTCATCTAATTTTTTTTCCGTATCGGAGAGTTGTTTTTGGCATTCTATTTCTCTATCAAAATCATCATCTTTCGGTACAAACTTAGGAAACTTGTAGATGATAGATGTTTTTTGTATTTCTTCCTTATCACGATTAGCTTGCCTAACATAAGGATTAATCCAATTATCTTCATGCTCATCCAGCGTCAAATCATTTAATGTAAAGCTGTTTAATGTTTTTATCCTATCTGTATCAAACTTACCTGTGTCAATGTTTTGATATCTTTTATGACCTGCATATACTGTGCAATAACCTTCTCTTACCTCAATCAATCCATAACCTCTTATTATTGGTTTATTAAATGGATGATTTTTATTACGAGAAGTCATTAAAATCTCATAGCCAAAGGATAATTCTGTCCTATCTTCCATCCACAATATTTACATTCATTACTATGCTGATGAAACCAATAACATGCGCTCATTATAAATACCTAAATGTTGGGTTATACATATTTAATACTTCTTTTTTGCTCTTATCAGATGCAATACGATCTGATGCGAACTCTAGAGCTATATACTGCAAAGCATCATGAGGATGTGAAGACATATTCTTATCAGGTTCATTCCTATATCTCTCCTCTCCTGCCACTGCTATTCGCTTATAAACATAATCCTTGGTAAATCCACGAAACAATGTTGGACATCCTTGTTTGCTAATCAAGAAACCTGGCTGCCCGTCCACCATTCTATTAAGAAAATATCGAACAGCATTAATGCGCAGATCAATAGCGTTAGTAATAGCAGGGATTGTCTCGATGCCCAAAGCATTAAGCTCCCCAATAAAACTAAACTCAGCCATAATTTCATCTCTTTTCACTCCTGATGGATCTGCTCTGGAAAGGCCAATCTTGGGATTATAGGGAAATTCTTTTTGTATCTTGGGCAATACAACATTCTCAGCAAATGTTCTTACTCCCATGTCTTCAGCTGTATATTCCTTGAGAACTAATAGTTGACCACGAGAAGTGAACTGAACCACCACACAAGCCGGAGTGAGCCCACCATCCCATCCTAGATACAATGGATCACCTTGTATAGGCTGCAATGTATCTCTCGCATGAGTATCGCTATTAAACTCAGGATAAACCTTCTTACCAAATCCAACAGATCCATATTCACCTAGACAGTAGACTTTAATGAAGTCCTGAGTCTGTCCACCAGCCAGCATGGTGTAATAGTTATGAGACAAATTTGCATAGTTATCGCACAGAGGATTTTGATACCAATTGTCATTATCGTCTTTCATTAATCCAGGAGGCTGATGGAATATCTTATAGCCATCAGGACAATCAATTTCAAAAGTTTTATGAATCCAGTGATCTGTGTCAGGTGGGTTAGTATCAGCAAATATACCAGTCCAATAGGGCTCAGAGCAGAATTGCTTAGAAGGATATCTACCATTTAATCTCCCCTTTAGATGTGATAACACTCCTTGAGGTACTTCTGATAGCTCATTTATGTAAGCAAACGTTACTTCTAATGACTTCATCTTACGTATGTCATCTTCCCTATCTAAAGCCAAGAATAACAGCTCTAGTTCAACGATCCCTTTACCATCATTGAAGTGGTGCTCATAAGTTAATATTGGCTTCTGACGCTTATAAATGTCTCCAAGATCACTGAACCAACTTAACCATGATTGTAGAGTTGTAGAGTATAGTTCACCTGAAGTATTTCTGATAATAAGTGCTCTAGCTCTACGACGACCATTGTGCCAATAGGGCATGTTACATGCAGCTTTAGGCAATCGTTGCAAGCACATAGTGGTTTTACCTGAACCATAAGGTCCAATAACCAAGTTGATAAATGCATCTGATGATTCAAATTTCTTACCTGTTTCTGATGGGATATATATTTTATCTTTTTCTGCTGAATGAATCAGTGTTCGGTCTTTACCAAAGACAATATGCTGATTTTCCTTCCTATTAAATCCTTGTTCTAGCTCATGGATTCGACGTAGCAAGTTTTGGCGTTGCATATTTTTCTTTGTCCGATTTTATGATTATTTCTTGGGTTGTGAATCTGCCGTTACAGTGTAAGCAACGGCGTCTTCTGATGGTGTTATGCTTGGATGTTACATGGATGATATAGACAACTTCAGTGCTTTTAGTCTTACCACAATATGGACATTTCACTTACGAACACCTCTTAATGTTCTTTTAAGTATCATTGCTTTAGGTTTTCTACAATCTCCATCAATTTCAACATATTTCGTCTTGGGTGTTTTTTTCATCTTTGGCTTTCTTTCCATTAATTCGTTTTTCTTCTTCCCCAGATCCTGTGGACGTACTCTCATTTTCTTTTTCCTTTTTGTTTTCTAGTGCTTCTACTCTTTCATTTAACTCCATCTCAGCAGCTTTTGAGCTAAAGTACTGCCAATATGCTCTTTCTAATATCCATTCTTTGCCTTTGTGTCCTTTATCTGATTCAGAAATGGCCGAAACGTGATTAGTTATAATATTTTTCTGCACATTCCTCAAAGATGACAAAAATTGGGTGTATATTGTTTCTTTGCCTTCATTTTGATCTCTTGCTGCATTTTGTAACCAATTCCTAAAAGTGCTATAAGAAATTCCAAAAGATTCACATGAAATTTTATATGGCACTCCATTAGCCACGTCTTTTAATATCCCTTCTGCTATCGGTTGACTGAACTTCATAGTAATCCATCCAATTTTTATTCAATTATACAATGTAAATCTATACCAGTAAATATATTTATATTACATATTGACATATATGGCCTTTTGCCATAATATACATGTGTTAATCACTTATGGAGAAATAAAATGCGTAACACATTGTTAAAGAATATAGCAGAAAAATTAGTATTGTGGATAAACAAATTAATCCCTGTACTTAGTACGATAGATTTAAAGGTAAAGGAAAACGAGAAGAAGTTAAAAGAAACCCGTAAAGCCATTGAGAAGTTAATCAAGCAAATAGATAAGAAGCTAGTAAGTTTAAAAGCCTAATAATATCCACTATCTATATGAGCCAGTTAATCTGGCTCTTTTTTTGAAGGATAACAAATGCCAAATAACCAACAAATTATAAAAAATTTAATGAAATTCTTATATGAACATATATTTTCATGTAAGCATGGAAAACACATAACAAAAGAAAATTGTGATGAATGCTATAAAGAATATTTATTAAAATTAAAAGAAAAATATAAGGAATAACAAATGGAAGAACAAGAACATCATTGGTGGTTAAACAGAAACTATTGTTTATCCTGTTATGGAAAAGGTTTAATTGACAATACTAAACCACCATCAATTGGAAACACATGTAACAAATGTTTAGGATCTGGAAAGAGATTTCATAATCAATGGTTAGGTGGAATTATTGAGGAATAACAAATGCGAGAACTAAGAAGAAATTAATCTATACATAGAACAATTAAATCAAGAAATTATAAATACAACAAAATTACTGGAGAATAAATAATGGAAGATAATCATTTAATAAATTTAATTATATCTATTGTAGGTATCATTATTATGGTTTGGCTTTATCTTAATTTTATAGATCAACTTAAACAAGTAAACTGCAATTTAAATGAAATTAAAAATGTATTATTGGAGAATAAATAATGCCATATTATCCTGATAAATGCAGTTGGTGTGGTAAATTTATATCAATAAAAGATTATGAAAATGGTGCTTATTATAAATTTACTCCAGATAGTGAATTCTCTTATGAAGATTTCGAATATTGTTGTAAAAAATGCAATAAGGAGGACAAACAATGAAATTAGAAATAGGAGATTTAGTTTATATAAAAAAAGATTTACCGGATAGTATGAGTCATTTTGAAAATGACTGTTATGCATTAATAACAGATGTAGATAAGAATGAATATATGACTACTATATCAGGATGGTATCCTATTAAATGTTTAAAATTAATAAGAAAAAACTCAAATAATAATTTATTAAAAAAATTGGAGAACAACCAATGAAATTCGAAGAAGTATTAGTTGAATATAAAAAAGGTAAAAAAATTTTCAGGAAAATATGGGATAAAGGGAATTTTGCTTATCCTTTAGGAATTATGGATGGAATAAAGATTTCTGATTTAACAGAAACAGACTGGGAGGTAATTAACTAATGGAACTACTTCCCTGCCCATTTTGTGGATCAAAAAACATAAAACTACATCAACAACATTGGCATATGAACAGAAAATCACAATGTTGTGATTGTCATTCTGAATCTACTTATGATGAAAAAGAAGGAATAACAACATGGAACACTCGCCATTCACCATGGATATCAGTTAAAGATAGATTACCAAATGGAGATAAAAAAATATTAGTTTATTGTAATGGTATAGGTGAAATAATAGTATTTTATAATTTAATTGATAAAGTTTTTATGGATGAATTAAATATTTATATAGCAGTAACACACTGGATGCCACTACCCCAACCACCAAAGGAAAAATAACATGACTGATAAATATTGCGAAGACTGCAAAGGAACAGGAATAATAGAAACAGAATTAATTATTCTGGGAAGACTATACTGTGATAAAGAACAAAGAAAAGTTTTAACACCCTATGAAACAGATAGTATATGGACTAAAACAGTATGTCATTGTAAGGACGATTAACATGAACCTGGAATCACAAGTCACAAGTTTAGAATTAAGCAAGAAACTAAAAGAACTAGGAGTTAAACAAGAAAGTTTATTTTATTGGGAGAGGTGCTCTCATTTTGGAGTTAATAATAATTTTTCAATTATATATGAACCAACTCATGATTTAATCACTTATGAATTTGGAGATTGTCATTGTATTCATTCATCACACGAATATACTTATTCAGCCTTCACCGCATCAGAACTATTAGAATTATTACCATTATTCAGTGGTTCAATTCCAAATATTATAAAAACAGAAAAATATACATCATCTTATTTTAATCAGGAAATAAAATTTAATGATGAAAATTTATCCAATTCACTTGCAAAAATGTTAATTCATTTAACAGAAAATAAATTAATAGAGGTTTAATAATATGTTCGCAATTATATTTTTAATATGCTTATTCTGTGGAGCCCCACTATGGGTAACGGCCATAGTGGGTTTTCTATCATTAATATTTTTGTTATCTGATTAAAATCTTTTTTTCTTAAATGGGGATGATAGAAAATTAATTTTGTCATCCCACCCGCCAAAATACATTTTATAAATCTGACGAATATCTAATATTAATATTCCGGTAAATGCTAACAGTATTTGTCTTATGATATCGTCATCAACATACATTATCAAAAGAATATCACCGAACAGTGACAAAAAAGCTACTATAACAAGAAATGGTCTCATAAATCTTAACGCACCAGTTTCATTGCTAGCAGCGAGTCTTGCATCGTGCAGGTCATTTAATTGAAGTTCTAGTTCTTTAAGTTTGTGAACGCACTCAGGATCTTCCAGCTTCCTTGCAACTTCGTTTGGGTCGTCCATATTGACTCCTATTGCTTTAGAAATCAGTGAACCGACGAGGGTTCCTGCAGGACCCCCTAAAGCTGTACCTAAAACTGGTGAAATAGCAGAGATGATATTTACTATAGAATTGGGAATTATAGACATTATAACTCTCCAGAAGTCATAATATTTATTAGGCGATAGGCTCGAGTTGTATATTCCTTATACCAGACCGAATCCTTCATAGCTGCCGCTGCGCGACTATAGTCTTTAGACTCGAGCGCTTTTATCATATCATGAAAGTTTAACAAACCGTTAACACCCATTTGATACGCCATATTTATCAGTATAGATTTTCTAGCATCATTTAGGTCATACCAAAAAGATATTTGCCTTGACAATTTGTTTTCTAGTTGATAGATGATCAAATCCAACCATTGATTTGCTATTTGTTGAGGCAATCCATTGACGTCTATATTGAATCCATAGCCAATTGTTAGATATCCTTTAGGACATTTATAAGGTTTATCACGAAATCCTTCGTCTTCAGCTATCATATTTGTTAATTTTTCTAGGTTTTTCAGTTGCATTTTATTAATCCAGATATAACATAATTCCGTTATATCACAAAATGCCATCATCTACAAATTCCCCGCTTCCTCCGCATCTTGGGCATTTAATTTTGTGTGGTTCTATTAGCAATTTTTTTCCTTCTGTTAATTCTATCAATTCCACTAATTCTTTTAACTTGGAATATATTTTATACAAATCAACTTTTTTATCTTCTATAGGAACGTGACAACCTGACATATTAACCTCAATGAATTGACTTAAGCGTAGGATATTCTTTTTTATGACCAATACAAGTTAAACAAATGCAATAAGATGATTCCTCCGAATCTGAACAAAAATAAACTCCAAAGTATTCATCTTCTATTTTTTCCTGCATACATTCTATACAAATCATATTAGTTTTCACTCGAAATTTTTTCAAAATCTAATTTTCCATAATCAAAATGACTCATAACAAATTTTATAATTTCCCCGTGACAATCGACATCACACCAAACACCATGAGGATCAATTACAATATTATAAATTTTATCTACTTTTTTATTGCATTTGTTACAAATCATTCTATTATTTCCCAATCATGATTAATAATATCTTCATATTTTGGAATAATATTATTATGCAAATTATCAACATAAATTCTTATAGAATTAAGATCTTCTGAAAAAAATAAATAAGCATTGCAAAATACTGTTTTACTCCAAATAGATCTTCTTAATTTTTTACCTTCTTTGCATAGTAAAGAAGCTTCATCAATTCTAAGTCCTGATGTTTTTTGTAAATTACAAAAAATTTTAATGTTATTATCTGAATCCATATTAAATTTCCCTTACATAAAATAAATTTCAACTACCTTTTTTGCTTCTTCAAACCCATGACACACCTCAACCTTGTAACCCACAGAATTTAACCGATTAATCCATTCCCTTTGGCTTTTACTTACAAACCCAAGTTTATTACCCCGTTTAAACTCAATATAAAGCCCGTGGTAAGGATATATTGGATAGGCTATATGGACGTCAGGGACTCCGGCCTTCGCCCCTAGGCGCTTATATTTGGCCCCTTCAATGGCATCCTTTCTTCCATTGGGAATGTGGTAACAAAAATTGCTCTCAAACGGGTATGCAAGATTTAACCACTTGAAGAATAATTCTTGTTCCTTGTGTTCAGACAGTTGTAATGTTTTCATATATCACCATTTAAAACGATTTTAAGGTACCTACATTAAACGATCTACCCTCTACCCATCCTGACCTATTGCCATAGCATCAATAACGTCCTCAGGGCTGTATTTCGACAAAGCCATGATATGATCTAGATGAGAATGTCCTTCATAGTAAAGTTTGGTTTTTTTTTTAATTCTGTAAACTTAATTGCTATTTTCATCCAAGACATCTCTGGATATATGTTTTTCAACATCTTGCAAACCTTTGCACCTTCGTCAATTATCCTTTCAACCGATTGATTTGTTTTAACAGTAGATTGGTTAGATAATTTAATAACATCATCAAACCAAGGAATTAATGAGGAACCTTTTAACCCTAAACATATCTGTTTAAATTCTGATATCTCAGGCGGCCACTTGTGTGTATCAACACATTTCTCCAAAGCCTTATCAATAATTTCATCAGGAATCTCTTTCAGCGTCGTAGTCCAAAGTTGGCCTGCTATCATAATCTCTTCTCGGGTCCGGTAAATCGTCCCAAACTTGACCGGGTATAAGACCCTTAATTTTGCTAAGATCTGCGTCCCTCGAGAATCCACATCCTTCTTTGAGGATGTCCCACACTTCAGTGCTCCAAGTTCTTTTTGGTTCGATATATCCATTCGGTCCAACAACTGCGCCATTATTTCCATATCCGCTTCCTTGTGATTTAAGTTCAAATATCCCTTGCCATCCATTGGCTATGCTTTGGTTAATCACTGAAACAATATCTTGTCCATTCACTCGCATTTTATCCAATTGAGCAATTGTCTTTTTTTGTGCCAATGTGCTCATCGGCTTTTTCATCTCTTTCCTGTGCTGTTTAAATTCTTCCCATGTTTCTTTAGGTAACCAATCAGGTAATTCAATCTCACAAGCAACCGGTTTTTTCGGTTGCGCCTTATCTTTATCTTTTATATATGGTTTATTATCTGTGTTTATATATGGTATAGGTGTGGGGGTTTCGCCTCTTCTATCTGGCGATTTCGCCACATCACGATGGCGATCTGGGATTATGTCTATATTCAATAACTTATGCCCAAAATCACTTAAAGAATACCACAAAGTTTGATCATATCCTGATTTATTGTAATTACCTTTTACAATCAAATCATGATTTACACACTTAACTATTATTCTTCTTATCTGATCTTTTGACCAATAAGGAAAGATCAAAGTAAATGCATCAAGTTTATTATATGTCCAATATCTACCATCATGAAAATGTTCGTTATTTGATTGATTCTTTACCACCCAAAAAGAAATATTCTTTATAAAAGTTGCTACATCCATTCCATATTTAACAGCGACATCAACATCAAATATATGCTGCATATAAATCATCCTTGTTCTTTAAGTACGAAAGGCTCCATCTTAACGTATTTCCTAACCCTCTGTGTTGGCCTAACATCTCCGTATCTTTGAAATCTCATTAAATGAGCACCACATAGACCATGTTTTTTAACCTTCATCTTTTTCTTGCAACCATTCACTTTGCATTTTTCCATTATAACCTCTTTACATGTAGATGTATATGTGTAATCATATCTGTAGTTTGGTTAAATGTAAATAAAGGAATGATATGTATAGAAATTTAGATATAAATTCAATTGTTTATTCTTATATGGATACAAAAAAAGATTTATTCGAGAAATTAATCAACGATAAACTTAATGAGTTAAATGTTGAAATATTAATAAATGATTTTATTTCAACAAAAATAAATAGAGAAATAGATAATGCAATTATAAAATCAATTAGATGTAAGTTTGATCAAACAATTGAAAATACTATATTCTCAATAATTAATGAAAAACATTTGAGTGATGAATCTGTTAATAAATTAATAAAACAATCTTTTAATAAAGCTGATATAAAAAAATACATAAAAGATAGAATTATTAAAAATTTAACAAAAGAATGTGAAGAATATGAAATATCCATTGTTAAAATAAAAAGAGAATATGATTGAAAATTTATGGCCGACGATACTTGTATAGGCGTTACACCCTTTGACTACAGGAAAAATAGGCCGCCAGTTTAATGTTGGATAAATTTAGTATATGAAAATTTACATTGTTATTCGTCATGTTGACGGATCAAAAAAAAATGTTATTGTTACATCCAGTAAAAAATCAGCAGAACATATGTGCTCTCAATTTAATTTCATAGACTCGTATGAAATTGAAGAACATGATTTAATGGATGAAGTTATGATGCAAAGTAATTAAAAGTTTATGGCAGACGATATCGTGGTACTGCTCATCAGTCGAAGAGACCACAATAAAATAGTCCGCCAGTTTCCGGTTTGGGAGGATTGAGCAATGTTTCCCTATGAGGCCCGGAAAGGTTCGCTAGTACCCTGCTCGATACTAGCAAAGTTTATGGCAATCGCGGCGTGGATAATAAATGAGAAAACCAACTAAAAATTGGATTGATAGAAAATGTTTAATCTGTGAATCAGATTTTAAAGTAGCTCCTTGGCGTATAAAAAAAGGTGGTGGATTATATTGTTCTATTCACTGTTTAAACGTGCGTAATGGTAGAAAATATGCTGAAAATTGTACTGGCGAAAATAATGCTAATTGGAAAGGTGGATTAACTAAAAATCGTTATAGATATAAGTTGATTGATAAATCACGTTATCCAGAACATCATAAAGCACGAGAATCGGTTAGAAGAGCCAAGAAGTCAGGAAAGCTAATAAAGAAACCATGTTTTATTTGTGATGAGATTAAGGTATATGCTCATCATGAAGATTATTCAAAACCGCTTGATGTTAAATGGTTATGTTCAAGATGCCATCGTGAACAACACAAGTAGCAATTCTGGCCGATTGCCAATTATTAGACAACTCGAACGTACCATAGGCAGAGGTTCGAGCCAATTCTGTAATAAAGAACCACATGCAATTATACAACATTTGATGATAAAATAGTATTTTTAGGAGACAATTTATGTCAGTTTTATCATTTCAAATCAATTTCCCTGGTCAAGCAGTTAATCCACGTTTAGGTCATTTGTTATCAGATGATACACTTGCAGTTGTTACAGGTGCAGGTTATTTAGATTATTATGTTAACAGCCAAGGATTTAGTTTATTACCAACTGATTTTGTGTTAGTCATGGCTTCTGATGGTGGAGCATTATGCACAGTAGCTGAATCAGCAGGATCATTTAAGTTGACCTCTATTACAAATTAATACATAATTTATATTTACGCAGCATGTTCATTCCTTAGTGGTTAAAAGCCTCGTCATATCCGGGGCTTTTTTTTATTACTCTGGTCTTAAATCCTCTATTGAAATAATTATTCCTTTAAGTTTAGCAATCTTAATTATCTTGTAACAAACCTTTAAAGAAGGATTACGTTTACCTGTTTCATAATTAGATAAAGTTGATTGCTTCATTCCCAAAATATCGGCTAACTCCTTTTGATTAAATTGCAAATCTAGCCTAAGTTTTTTAAAAATATTGTTTAATTTCATAATATACCTATATGGCTTATAGCATTATTTGAACATAATATCACATATTTTTATTGATAAAAATACTTGTTTATAATATTTCAATATGCCATAATTTATCTTGTTAAACCAAGATAAGGAATTTTTAGAATGAACGACTTTACAACTAGAGATGCTGTGTGTTGGATATTAAATAAAATGGGTTTTAAAAAACTAGCTGATGATGCGTCTAAGTCAGATTCAAATTTAGACGTTTATATTAGATACATAAAATATGTTGATAAAAATTACTCTTCTGTAAGAGAATTTATTAACTATTATTTATAAGGATATTTTATGAAAACTAAGAAAGAAGCAAGGGAATATGCTTATGATTTAATATCATGCGGTAAAGATGATATTACTAAATTATCAGAAACAGAAAAAGAAGAATTAACCGCACATATAATTGAATCATATGACAAGTTTAGGGCTTATG